ATCGACTACGAAAGGACATACAAGTCCGTTCGTTATCATGTTAATGATAGTGTTGTATTTGAATGTGATGAAAAAAAATACAAAATCGACCACAAGGTTTTTAAAAAAAGAAAATAAAAGAAATCTAATGACGTATGAACATGGAATTTGTACCAGGTGCACCAGGAATAGTTTTACAATGGTATTCGGAACTATCAGATATTGTAAATCTTGTTACGATACTGTAAGTAATGACCTGGAAACAAAAGACACGATTCAAAAATTAATACAAATCTATGGCACGAATTAGGACCGTAACTTATCAAATGCATAAATCTATGTGCGGTTGTTGTGGAGTTATTTTATCCAATAGATTGAATATTTTTGATCGTTGCCCCAAGTGTAAGGAAATAATTGAAGCATGACAGGTCGTGGCTATGGTTTAATCATTGAAAAAACACAAATACAAAAAAATTGGGGTAAGAGTAAATTTCATACAATGGCCAAATGCAATACTAAAACATATTTTATTGCTACTTGTTCATCTAAAGGCATGGCATTATGTCGTGTGTGTGGAAAACCCAGATAATAATAGTATGCAAAAAGACATACTATTCATACCTTTTTTTATGATCGCAAATTATGATTTTTGTATGTATGCTAATTCATAATAAGCTGGCATATTTTCATGTGAAGAGCTTGCATCACTAGCCCCCACACTATTAACACTCACAGATATTCCAGTAGTATTTGATTCTGTTTGATTGTAAGTAGATTGACCGTTATCTTCCGATTTAAAATAAGCTCCTGATGCTGTTTGATTTCCATCACGACAATCATGGGTATGACCTGGATCGGTAACTGAACTCGTATGGCTATGAGATTGTAATCCTGATTCTGAACCTGTTAATGTTACAGTATCGGCCCCGCCTGTACTTCCTGGATCTGTTGCATCTGTAGATACACCCCGAATAAATGTGGCAATTAAATTCGGTGTACCTCCTGTACCATCACACAAAACCCAACCGCTAGGAATAGCGGATAATAAACCCGACCACATAACAATCGTACCTGTTGGTACACCATCTATTGCTGCGATTGCTGCTGTATTTACTGCGATTGCTGCTGTATTTGCTGCTACTGCAGCACTGTTATCAGTAATTAAAGAATATAATTCAACCCCATTCATGTCGGTTAGAGTTTCTGAAAGTTGGCCCCCATCATCTTGCAGAGTTTCGTTATGGGTATGTGGTTTTGTATTTGCTGATGTACTTCCACCAAATCCGCACACGATTAAAGACCTACCAATATTTCTGATTTTGGCATAGCTACCATCTGACCTGAAATAATTGTAGGGCCTGCCGCACCTGCTTGAATCGTTACAGAAACAATATTCATATTTGAGAAACTTCTAAATGTTGATGATGGTAAATTAACTAAAGGATCTGTAGATGAATTTAATCGATAACTGGCCACATTCGTGCCATCTTGATTTTCAATCTGCAAACTTATTGCAACTGCATTAAATTCTGTAGGGAATGTTATAATTCTAAGTGTACCTGGTGCTGCTGCAGGTACTGTAATTAAAATGGGAAATGATTCGTTTTGTGTATCTGCAGGTTTTGTTAAGATTTGAAAACCTTGAATGACTGTAGGCATTTTTTAAAAACCCCTAGAACATGTTTGCGTATTTTATAATAAATTGGTATTGTTCAACACCGCCTCCAATTACTGTTTGAGCTGTTGAGTATGATAGTTGTTTTCCTCCTGATGCACCTCCAACCGAAATGTTCAATGGTCCTGGAACAGTACGACCGGCGCTAGCTGGGTCAGAGTTTGATGAGAAGAAAGTTGGGCCTGCTTCTAAATTATTAATGAAAAGTCTTGTTTGAAATTGAACTGCTGCTGTTGGTTGAACTGCATTGACAAAATCTATAATTGAATTATCTTTGTTTAATTGTTGTACTGATAAACCTGTAACATCATCTGTTGCCAATGCAAATACATTCACAACACCAACACCTCCTGCTGCTCTTGTGTATTGTCTCATTATTGGAACTGCCATTATAATACCTCTGCTGCAGGGGGTAAATTAGCGTTACTACCTGCAGGGCGTGAAAACATTGATAGGGCCATTGATCCTAATAGGCCTTCAAATGAACCCATTAAGTAAGCACCTGCGGGAGCTGCATATCTTCCAAATTGTGAATTTGGTGCAATCATTCCTATTGCTGCTGATGCTATTGCAGCACCGCCAACACCTAATGCTACTTTTTTAAGTGTACTTGAAGATGTAAGAGATTTTAATTTCAACGTACCATTATTATTTTTACGTGGTTTATTAGCTTTACGTTTAACCTTCTTTTTAAGACCTTTAAATGCCCTCCTGGCAGTTTTTCGAACACCACCTTTTTTAGTTGAATTACCATTTTTCTTTTTAGTATTTTTTATAAATTTGTATTTACCTGATGCTAAAACTTTTACTGCTTGTTTTCTAGTTTTACCATTTTTCATTTTAATGGTTATTGTTTTATTAGCCATATCTTGTTGATCTTCCTGTAGCTCTTGAAGTATAACTACTTGATGAAGGTGTATTACTTGTTGTTGTTTGTGAGAAACCACTTGCACCAGGGCCAGTTGTACCGCTAGCTGTTGTTGTTGTTTGGCCTGAAGTATAACCGCTTGTATTAGATGAATGTGTTACTGTACTACCTGCAGGGCTTGTAGGTGTTACACCTGGTTGATCTGATGCTGTATTAACTACAGGATCAGTAATTGTTGTGTTTGATGCTGTATCTGCATTTTCTTGAAATATTGCATCGGGAGAATCATCTCCATAAAATAAAGTCTTTAAAGTGAATAATGGATCTAATAATTTGGCTGAACCTGTACCAATACCTGTTAAAAAGTCATTGATTCCCCCCCCCTACACTACCAAGACCACTCCCAATACTAAAGAAAGTTTGGCCTAGTGCACCTGCTGAAGCTGATGCTGCTGCAGGTTTATTTAAAATATTATAAACAAAAGCTAATCCTAAACCTACTGCTGCAATCGGTAAAATATTTTTTAATAAACTCTTTACTACCATGATTTTATTCACTCCTTTGAGTAAATATATTTTTCCCCTTTACACGTAGGGCAATCATGTAAAGAAAACTTCTCAATACCGCTAGCTCCAACATCATTAGTTAGGACCTGACCGCATGGTATTCCTGTTACTGTATCTTCGCATGTCTTACAGGGTTGATTGATCTTCTGTTTTCTGGGGTTGAGCATTGTTCCCTTGTTTGCTTGTGAATTTTTCCACAATTCCTTTAATTGCATCTGGGTTCGACTTAACATAATTTGTGATAAAATCTATTGCATTTTTGTTCTTTAAAAGTGGTCTTATAGATGCAGGGAGCTGGGGAGCTATTTGGTCTATAATACTACCTATTGCACTAAACGGATCTGCTGCTTCATCTGCAGATATTGAAACGGTTTTTTTAGCCTGGTTTACTCGGCCCGTTAAGCGTTTATTTGTTGTTTCCAATTCCGTAATGTAAGTATCGTATTGTCTTTTAATTTTACTAGATATTGGTGCATTTCGTGTGATGTTCCGAGTAGTAACAACGGCACAAAGACCGCCAAATACAATAACACCCATGATAATATAGGGTAAGAACTGCTCATACATGATAATTACCCTACATTTACTTAATATTTACTTGTTATGGTCCTAATTTGCACCCACACACCTTTGTTTCCAGTCCGCTTTTTTGGTGCGTGTTTTTTTGTGTGGACATTAAAAACAATGAAAAAAAATACAAAATCGACTACGAAAGGACATACAAGTCCGTTCGTTATCATGTTAATGATAGTGTTGTATTTGAATGTGATGAAA